TTACAGCAGCGCATGTGATCCTGTGCGATGGCGAGCGGTACGAAATCACGTCGGTTGAGGACGTGAAGAGGCGAAAGATGTACATCGAGGTTCTGGCAAAGAGGATGGAGGCGGCCCGTGGCTAAGGTAACGATCAAAATGCCGACCGAGTTTTTGGATCAGCTGACAAAGGCCGCGGAGAAAACGGATTCTGCAATCCCGAAAGCGCTCGAAGCCGGCGGTAAGGTCGTCTTTGAAACGATGAAGGCAAATCTCCGCTCGGCGATTGGACGGGACACGAAGCACCCCTCGCGTTCTACCGGCAAGCTGCTGGCGGCGTTGGGCGTGTCTCCCGTCAAGCTGAACGACGAAGGCAACTATGACGTTAAGGTCGGATTTTCGGAGGATCGCGAGGTCAGCAACGCTAAGCTTGCGAACATCTTGGAATACGGGAAACATGGTCAGCCGCCGAAACCGATTCTGAAGCCGACGCGCAGATCGAGCCGGAAGCCCTGCATCGAGGCGATGCAGGCGGCGCTGAAAGAGGAGTTGGGACTGAAATGAGCGTGCTGCAGGAATTGAATACGATTGTGGAGAACGCCGGCCTTCCCGTGGAAACCGGCGTTTTCTCTGGAACTGCGCCGGACGAATATGTTGTGGTGACGCCGGTTTCGGAGCAGTTTGATCTGTTTTCGGACAACGCGCCCGGCGTGAATATCGAGGAAGCGCGATTGTCGCTGTATACGAAGGGCAGCTATATCGATAAGAAAGATTTGCTCGTTCGGACGCTGCTGACCGCAGGGTTTACGATTACGGATCGCCGGTATATCGAACACGAGGACGATACCGGCTATTACCATTACGCCATCGATGTGGCGAAAGAATATGAACAGGAGGAAATCTGAATGGCTACGATCGGGTTGGATGGGCTCTATTATGCCAAGATCACGGAAGACGCCAACGGCGATGAAACGTACGGAACGCCGACTAAGCTGGCGAAGGCGATCTCTGCCGATCTGGAGGTTGAAATCAACGAAGCGTCGCTGTATGCCGACGACGCGGAAGCGGAGGTCGTGAAGGAGTTCAAGACCGGAAAGCTGACGCTCGGAATCAACGACATCGGTGCAACGGCGGCCGGCGACCTTGTCGGCGCAGTCCTCGACGACAATGGCGTGGTGATCTCCCAGAGTGAAGGCATGGCGTCGCCGGTGGCGATCGGTTTCCGTGCGAAAAAGAGCAACGGAAAATATCGTTACTTCTGGCTTTATCGGGTGCTGTTTGGTATCCCGGCGACGAACCTTGCGACCAAGGGCGACAGTATTACGTTCAATACGCCGAAGATCGAGGGTACGCTCTACCGTAGGAACAAGATCGACGGACAGGGCAAACATCCCTGGAAGGCTGAAGTAAACGAAGATGATACGGGTGTGCTGCCGGCGACGATCACCGGTTGGTATACGGAAGTGTACGAGCCGACCTTTGCGGCTGCGGAATAACGGAGGGATCATATGGATAACGAACGTGCCGCATCTATTACGATAGCGGGAAAAGAATACCAACTGATCCTTACGACCCGAGCCACGAAGGAGATCGCCAAGCGCTACGGCGGACTGGCGAACCTCGGCGACAAGCTCATGAAGTCGGAGAACTTCGAGCTGGCGTTGGATGAACTGATCTGGCTGATCGCGCTTCTGGCGAATCAAAGTATCCTGATTCACAATTTCCAGCATCCGGAGGACAAGCGGGAACCGCTGACGGAAGAAGAAATCGAGATTCTGACCACGCCGACGGATCTTGCCGAATATAAGGACGCGATTATGGACTCGATGCTGCGGGGCACGAAGCGCTACGTGGAAAGCGAGCCGCAGCCGGAAAAAAACGCGTCTGCCGGGTGAGCGAAGAAGAAACGTTCGCCCGGCTACTCTTTTACGGCGTAACCCTGATGAGCTGGACGGAGCGCGAAGTCTGGCTCATGCCGCTTGGCGCTCTGCTCGACCAGTGGGAAATCTATAAGCAGTTCCATGGAATGGCGAAAGCGAAGACGGAGTATGTGATCGATGAGATCATACCTGCGGGGATATAATTTGTGCTACGTTCAATATGCCGATATCGGCAAAAACAAACAAAAATAACAACAAATACCCATTCGTTTCTTGCCGATAATATGGTATGATAGGCGTAGTGTAGAGGAGGCAAGCGCCATGAAATACCTGTCTGTAGCAGAAATAGCAAAGCACTGGGGTGTAGCGGAACGGACCGTGCGCAATTATTGTGCAAACGGGAAAATACCGGACGCCTTTCTGACCGGAAAGACATGGAACATCCCTGAAACCGCACAGCGGCCGGACCGCATCAACAAGCATCGGGAAGAACCGGCCACTCTGCTGGAATTTCTGAAAGCGGAAAAAGCGGCGCGGACTTCGGGCGGCATCTACCATAAGGTGCAGATTGAGCTTACGTATAATTCCAACCACATTGAAGGAAGTCGGCTGACCCATGACCAGACGCGATTCATCTTTGAAACGAACACCATCGGCATGGACAGCGGTTCCGTCAACGTCGATGATATTGTAGAAACCTCCAACCATTTCAGATGCATTGATCTGATCATCGATCAGGCAAATGCTACGCTGAGTGAAAAGCTCATTAAGCAATTGCATCTGCTACTGAAGAGTGGCACAAGCGATGCACGAAAGGACTGGTTTGCAGTTGGCGCGTATAAGCGTCTGCCCAACGAAGTCGGCGGTAAAGAAACCGCCGCGCCGGAGGACGTTGCGTCACGGATGCAGAAGTTGCTGCAAGGGTATAACGCAGCAAGTGTCAAAACGTTGAATGACATTCTGGATTTTCATTACCGATTCGAGTCGATTCATCCGTTTCAGGATGGAAACGGGCGTGTCGGCCGGCTGATCCTGTTCAAAGAGTGTTTAAGAAACGACATCGTCCCGTTTATCATAGACGACGAATTGAAGCTGTTCTATTATCGAGGCCTGCGGGAATGGTCAAGTGAGCGCGGGTATTTACGAGATACGTGCGTTGCTGCGCAGGATAAGTTCAAGCAGTATCTCGACTATTTCAGGATTGCTTATTGAATAATCATTTTTACGGCGTAACACTGCTGTGACGGGCGGAGCGTGAAGATTGGCTCATGCCTCTTGGCGCTCTTTTAGACCAGCGGGAGAGATATATAGGCAGTTGCATGGGGTGACAAACACAAGAAAGGGATTTTTAACGACGAAACTATATCAAGTTACACATAATCCCACGCATTCTGAAAAACGGTCCTTTTGCAAGCCTATCAGTTTTGGTAGAATATGCTTATACTAAAATGATTTGTTATATTGCGGAGGAACTGATATGAGTTTATTTGGTGAGCGAATCCAACCCACTCCACTTTTGATACCCCAGCAGGGAACTCCTGTGGCATTAGAACGGGTATCCGTAACGGATAAACTGTTTCAGGAAAGCTGGCTTCAGAAATTAATATTTGAGAATCCTTCACTTCTTCCAGTTTCAGAAATTGAGCCAGTTTTCGGTCCGTTAGTTGCAATCGGTCGTGAAGTGTCAACAAATGTTGGCTTTATCGATAATTTATTCATCAGCCCACAAGGATATTTGACGATTGTAGAAACCAAATTGTGGCGCAATCCCGAGGCGCGACGTGAAGTGGTTGGACAGATCATCGATTACGCAAAGGAACTTAGTTTGTGGTCCTTTGATCGGCTAGATCAAACAGTGAGGGCCTTCTTTAAAAATAAAGAATTTGGTGTTATTGAAGCGTTAAGATCTATAGAAGATATAGCAGAAGAAGATGAAAGCGATATAATTGATTCGATTACTCGAAATTTACAAAGAGGGCGACTTTTGCTTTTAATTGTTGGTGATGGCATCCGTGAAAGTACGGAAGCGATGGCTGAATTCTTGTCGCAAACTCCACAATTGCATTTTTGCTTGGCACTAATCGAATTACAAGTATTTAAGACTGGTGAGGACATGCTTGTCATCCCGCAAATTGTCACGAGAACAAGGGAGATTACACGAGCCGTGATTCGGCTTGAAGGGGGCACGGTTCAGAATATATCTGTAGATCTTGATGTCTCCAGAGAGGAGAAGGGTTCAGGCGCAAAACGCTATACATTGTCGGAGGAAGAGTTTTTTGAAAGCATGAGAAGAGCTGTTGGGGACAACGAAATCCTCTTTGCAAAGGAATTGATGAAGTCTGCCCAAGAGATGGGATGCGAAATAGAGATGCGGCAGGCAAGCTATGTAATTAAACTATCTGATCCAATGGGAAGCGGACAGCGGCTTACTCTATTGGTGATTAATAAGAACGGAGAATTCTATATAGGGTGGCTATTGGATCAACTCGAAAGAGCAGGTTTGAAGAGAGAAGTTGGCGTTGCTTACTATGAAGCAATGAAAGCGCTCTTTCAAGGCTGTGAAACAAATCCAAAGAAAGATACAGTCTGGGCCATCAACAAGGCAATCGATAAATTAGACGATTTGAAACAGCTGATAGAAAACACGGTCAGAGAAATAAATGCGTCAGCTGAAACGATTGAATCATAGTAATAACAGAGTCACAGGATTAAGATGTGTTTGAAAGAACGACCTACGGGCCGTTCTTTTTTTGCGCACTTTTTTGAAACGGAGGCGAGTACATGGCGGACGATTTCGGCCTGAAAATCGGTGTAGATGGCGAACGCGAGTTTAAGGCCGCATTGAAAAATATCAACCAGCAGTTCAAAGTGCTCGGATCCGAAATGAAGCTCGTGGAATCCCGGTTCGACAAGCAGGATCGCAGCGTGTCCGCGCTCACATCCCGTAACGAAGTGCTGAACCGCCAGATCGGCGAGCAGACGGAAAAGATCGAGCTGCTGCGGCGCGCGTTGGT